TATCTAAATTTTCTAATACAGAAACTTCTTGATAAGAGACAGGCCAAATTTCAATAGGCGGCCTTTTAATATTTCCTACGCAAGTAATTAAACTATCATGTTTTAGCAAATAGTTTCTTGCTAGTGTTCCCATAAAATCGTGATATAAGTTCATGCCATTTGGCTTTTTTAAAAACCTTATAATTTCATGGTCTGTAATTATTTTTCCTTCTGAATCTTCTATTACTGGTTGAACTAATTTAACAGAATCGGCAATCATATCAACAGCAGTTGCGATTGCTGAAGTATTCCTATAAAAACCATTTGCCATTTGTGCGGAAATAGTAGCTCCCGGACTTCCTAAAGCATACTCTAAAAAAGATCCTTGTTCCAATGGCAGATAAGCACTCTTTGTTTCCCCTTTTTTTGATTCTTTTTCTTTGAACCAATTTTTTGGATTTAATGAAAACATTATATTAAAACCTTCTTTTTATGTTTAGGCCAAAATGCCATTACGATTGAATCAGCCCTGTTTGGAGACTTAGAACCTTCAGGAGTTTTATTTACAATTATTCTGTCCTTCTCATTAAGTTTATAAGTAGGTTGTGACAATTCTTTGAGTAAATCTTGTAAGTCTTCTATCTCAGAAGAAATACTAATAAGTTCTTCTTCATTAAATGGAGTTCCTTTAGTTACAGCATCAAAAGTTCTTTTAAATCTTGTTCTTAATTGCCACCATCCTTGAGCTTTCAAGTTAGCGTAAAAGTCCATATTTTTAGGTGACTCTTTATCGCCTTTTATCACTCTAGCTTTTGGAAACAATGGTGAATTTTTACCGCACCAAGGAACAATCTCTAAATCTGTATCTAAAAGTCTTTCTCTATCTAGTCTGTTTATTTCAGACTTTACATTAGAACCAACTCCTACAGAATCATATTGAAGAGAATCAACGCATCTTCTTTTGCACATATGAAGTGACTTTTGGGTAGCTTCAATAGGATCGCCATTCGCCCATCCAATACAATCTTTTAATAAAAATGATTGCCTAATTGCTGTAGCATGTTTATCCCGGCCAATACCTTCAGAAACATCAAAACCACAAAATGTTTTACCATAACTTTCTATATTTAAAGTCTTATGAGCGTCAACCGCTGACTTGATCCAAGCCATAGGAATAACAGTTCCTTCAACAGCAGAACTGGCATCACGATCAACTTCTTGAGCAAATAAATGAAGCAAACCTTCTTCTTCAGCTTTTGCCCTTCTTCTATCATACCATTCTTGAGTTTTAAAAGGGTGATCTCTCCAGTCAAAAACAAATACCCAAGTCTTATTGGTATCCATTTTCTTTCCTTCTTCCCATTTATCACCAGCGTCTACCCTTCTTTGAAAAATTGTAGTAGGCCCATTCACAGAACTAATATCAATTTGAACATTGGTATTATCACCTAAAGCCGCCTCAATCTTCTCTGGTCTTTCATAATGGGCAGATTCATCTTTAAAATAAATAGACTTACGACCACCACGACCGATAGCATCACCTGCCTCTCCTGTAATAGAAGCTGAGTTATCAGGATTATAAATTCTCATCATTCTGGAATGCTCCCGATCATTAAACCCTTTAGGTTTAAAGAAAGATGGAAGATTCTTAATGATAGTCCTCATCTTCTCAAAGATACTATCCATATCTCCAAGTTGATCTACAAGCATTTCTTTCCTTGATCCCCAACCAACTGAAGATCCTTCATAGAAAAGCCATAACCAAACTGAGAAAGCACAACATACCCAAGTAGCACCAGCGTCACGACATTTTTCAATAGCACCACAATTTTTGTTTGTTACACAATCGTGAAGAAAGTGAATTAAATCTTTTTGTCTTTCAAACAGACAAAATGGCATTAAAGTAGGAATATTAGTTCCTTGATTCCTTGGATCGGCTGTCACAGTCCAGTCTTCAATAAATTCAACAGGACGATCTTTATAGTAAAGCTTTGCACTTTTCTGCATAGCTTTACTACGATTAAGCATAAAGAATTTCTTTATCCTTTCCTCATTGATTTTCTTGTAGTCTGGTCTTTGGCTATTCAGCATTTTCACTTATCGGACATAAAATTATAAAAACGATATTATAGTGTATAATATATTTTTTGTAACATATTACACACTATAATGTTCTTTAAATAAAAATTATTAGTGGATTTTCTTCAGAGTGAAGAGATGAAATTGTTTGTTTTTGGATTTCAGGAGAATAACAGTCTTCAAAAAACACTAACTTTTGCTCATTATTTCCAACTTCGTAAAGGCTGTTTACTTGTGCGGTCATGCAGAACATATCCCAAGTTAACATATTTATTTGAGTATATGGATCAAATATAGTTTCAACTTCTACTTCTTCTTCATCATTTTCAAAGTCCATATTAAGCCATTTTATTATATACGGTCAAAAAATATTGACCGTATATATGGTTTTTATTTAAGAATCATAATCATCATCATCATATTCATCTTCAGCAAACAAAAAACCTATAACAAATACTATAACACATACAATAGCCAAATCAAAGAGGGTTATCATCTCCTGCCACTCCTTCTACCTTTTCCAGTTCCATCTTGTCTACCAGAATTATCTTTTGAAAAGAAGATTCCAATAATACAACATACTACAAAAGCAATAAAGGTTTCCATTATAATAACTCCACTGCTAATCCTGCCAATTCAGAACGCTCTGTTTTTACCAGAGTAACATGACCGTGAATTTTCTGTTCCTTAAACTTTTCAATTACATAGGTTAATCCATTGTTCCGTTCATCTAAGTACGGAGTATCAATTTGTTTTGGATCACCTGTAAGCACAATTTTTGTGCCTTCACCTGCCCTTGAAATAAATGTTTTGATTTCGTGAGGAGAAAGATTCTGTGCTTCATCTATAATGATGAACTGATTTGCAATTGACCGTCCTCTGATAAAGGTGATAGCTTCCATTTCAATAGTCCCATTATCAACAAGACTTTTAACTTTTGTTTTAGTAGAACCAACTTCAACTTCACCATCTTTTGACTTTTCACCAATAGTTCCATCTTTTTTACCTTTTAGTAAATAAGAAAGGTTATCAAAGATAGGTTGCATCCAAGGAGCTAATTTTTCTTCTTTAGATCCGGGAAGAAAACCAATATCTTTTCCCAAAGGAATAATTGGTCTTGATACTAGAAGGTTATCATATTTTTGATTTCCCATTACGCCATTCAGACCAGCGGCGAGAGCTAGTAGTGTTTTTCCAGTTCCAGCCTGACCTGATAAAGTAACAAGCTTGATTTCAGGGTCTAGAAGCAATTCTAAAGCCATTCGCTGTTCTTTGTTCTTATTCCTAACTTTACCAATATGATCTTTTGTCTTATCAAGCTTTATAATTTCATTATTACTGATAGCACGACAGATAATAGCGTTTTTAAGATTACCCATATCGAAAACGTGAACAAAAGAATTGGGCATAAAATTAACCCTATCACCTTCAAAAAGTAAACGCTTCTTAGTACAAAGACACTCCCATTCAGCAGTAGTAATAACAAATTCTTGATTACCAGTGAAAGCATGATTATTATCCTCAATTACTCTATCAGTTTTGTACTCTTCAGTTTTAATTCCATATAAACTTGCTTTAACTCTTACATTAGCATCATTTGATACAAGGACTACACTTTGCTTATCTGTATAAGAAAGGGCACAATTAAGGATTCTGTTGTCCACTACTGACATATCCATATCAGTTTGTGAATTGTTAATTTGTGGCTTGTCAACAAACAAAATACCACCATTTTCAAGTTCTGCTCCATCATTGAAAAAGTCTTCACCTTCTTCAAATCTACTACGGAGTCTATCCAGTTTTCTTATTACTGCTCTGGCATTCTGACCAAGTTTGTTATTTAATGCTTTAAATTTGTCAAGTTCTTCAAGAACTTCCATTGGAATAACAACATCATTGTCTCCAAAAGAAGATAGTGAAATTGGATCATGCAAAAGGACGTTTGTATCCAAGACATAAATCTTTTTCATTTTTTTCTCTTTAAAAAATTAAAAAACAAACTGATTAAATGATGATTGGGTTTGGAATTGAACCAAAGAAACTAATCAAAGCCGTTCACCAGAATTTCTCCCAATCAAAAAAAAATTTTTAAGTCATAGCGTAGTACAGACAATAGCGGACAGACAAGGTTTTTAATCATTACTGCCATATTTCCATACCAGAGGCTAAGACGTTTTCAATTTCGCACTTATAAAAAAGGTAGCGTATCACCTCTCTTTATCCTCAAGGTCTTCTTCCTATG